GACCGTAAACGCGACGAATTACACGATCAAGGTCGTCGAGGATGACGGCACCGGCATCACCAATCTGGTGCTTGAGGAAATCTGATGGCGCACGTTCGTAAATCGATCCGTGACAACATTACGACGGCGCTGACAGGATTGGCGACGACCGGATCGAATGTATTTCAGACGAGATTTTTCCCGCTGGCCGAGACAAAATTACCGGCGCTCTGCATTTACTCCCGTGCCGAGGCGAGCGAATACAGCACGATGACTGTGCCGCGCACGGTACTGCATGAATGCGAATTCACAGTCGAGGCATACGTCAAAGCGACATCCGGCGTAGAGGACACCATTGACACTATTGGCGTCGAGGTTGCGGAGGCACTGGCCGTAGATGTCACGCGCAACAGCTTGGCGAAGGATACGCGCGTCACGGATTTCGCTGTCGATTTTAACGCAGAGGGCGATCAGCCGGTCGGCATTGCGACATTCACGATCATCGTTGATTATGCTACAGTCGAAAATGACATGGAGGCGGCGATATGATAGAAATGTTTTCGCCTGATGGCGATACTAAGATCGAAGTTTTGGATTACAAAGTCGAGAACTACGAGCGTAAGGGATGGCGTCGGGCCGATGCTGATCCTGTAATTGATCAACCCGAAGCCGAAGGAGATAAAGATGGCGAATCATAAGGGTAGTGAAGGAACGGTTAAGGTCGGCTCGAATGCGGTCGCCGAGATACGTTCATTTTCAATCGAAGAGACCGGCGACACGCTGGAAGATACGAGCATGGGCGATAGCGCGAGGACTTATCTCGCGTCTCTGACAAGCTGGAGCGGCACAGTAGACGTGTTCTGGGATGAAACCGACACAACCGGGCAGGGCGCTCTGGATGTCGGAAGTTCCGTCACCTTAAATCTTTACCCAGAAGGTGCAGATAGCGGTGATACTTATTACGGCGGAACTGCCATCGTTACCAGTAAATCCGTATCATCATCGTTCGATGGCATGGTCGAGGCATCATTCGGCGTTCAGGGTTCTGGCGCTCTGACCGAGACGACGGTGTAGTGAATGGGCCTATCTGATAACATTCGCGCAAATCGCTCCAAGTCTCGCACGAAAATCATTGTCGAGGCTTGGGGCGATGATGCCGGTCCTGCTGTTATCTTTTCGTCGCCTCTTACTGCTGGCGATATTTCGAGGATACAGCGCAAACACAAGGATTTTCTGAATAATACGTCGGTCGAAGCCATGATCGATCTGATTATCCTTAAAGCCGAATCTGAAGATGGCGAAAAGGCGTTTTCCATCGAAGACAGGCCGGTCTTGATGCGTGAAAACCTTAATGTGATTTCCGAAGTCGCTGGGCAGATGTTCGGCGACATCGATAGCATCGAGGACTTGGAAAAAAACTGAGAGACGATCCGCTGCGCCTAAATTTGCTGGGTTTGGCGGATCGTCTTCACAAAACGCAAGCCGAAATTGAGGAATTGACGCTAAACGAATTCCACGAATGGATGGCATATTTTAAGGTGACGAGCGATGGCGGATGAAAAGCTACAAATTAAAATCACCGCCATCGACAAGACGAAGCAAGCGTTTAACTCGATATCTAAGAAACTCGGTGGTCTAAAGAAGGCGGCGGGAGTTGTCGGTATCGCTGTCGGCGCTATCGGTGCGGCTTTCGTTGCGGCTGCTAAGAAAACAATCGACTTCGCGGATGAAATCGCAAAGACGGCTGATATGGTCGGTCTTTCGACTTCCGCATTGCAGGAATTGAGGGTCGCGACCGATCTCGCCGGAATATCGCAGTCAGAACTAGATACTGCGCTTGGCGCACTATCAAAGCGACTTGGCGAACTTCGCCTTGGAACGGGTGCGCTGAAGACAGTCCTCGATAAATCAGGAGATTCATTCGGCAACGTTCTATCAAGCACGACTTCTAACGAAGAAGCATTCAGGCTGATTATCCGTCGGCTTGGCTCTTATACGAACGCACAAGACAGAGCCGCGCTTGCTGCTGCCGCATTTGGGCGATCAGCCGGTATCGCATTGTCCAAATTGAGGCTTGAAGACCTCGATCAAGGCATTGAACAGGCGCGAAAACTCGGCTTGATCATTGACGAAGATTTGCTTCGCAACGCGGAGGGCATAAAGGACCAATTTACACTTGCGAGCCGTGTCATACAGACGCAATTCATGGAAGCCATGCTGCGAGTAATGAGAGAGATAGATTTCTCGTCGCTGGCGAAGGATGTTGCGAAACTGACAGCGGAATTCTTTGCGGCAGCCGTGGAAGCGGCGAAATTCTTGGGAATCATTGACAGGCCAAGGGCCGAAAAAATCCAACGATTAAAAGAAGAAATAAACCGGATGGCGTCAGAGTTCGCAGCCGCTGCGGCGCGTGCAGACGAATTTGATGGGTCTATCGCGGGCAATCAAGCCAGAAAGCAAATGGATTTCTTGGCTAAGTCTATAAAGGGCGCGAATGAACAATTGTCGATATTGGAAAAACGTCTGCAAGTAGATGTAACAAGACCAACATTCGAGCCACCGCCTACACCTAAGCCTGACCAAACAATCATCCCGCAGATGAATGATATCAATCAAAAAGCGCGAGAAATGGCGGATTCCTTCCAGCTTCCCAAAACAGCTTTGGAAGAACTCAAGGAAAAGGCACAGGACACTTTCGGCGCAATGCAAGACATCGGCGTTAAGGCAGTTAATAGGCTAGAAGATTCGATCATGGGTGTGATTGATGGCACGAAAAGCCTCAAAGATGCGTTCTCTGACATGGCGCAATCTATTCTTTCCGATTTGATCCGTATGCAGATACAGGAAAGCATAACTGGTCCTCTTTCTGGATTTTTGAGTAAAGGGCTTGGCAGCTTATTTGGCGGCGGCGGTGGTGGCTTTGCGTCCGGTTTTGCTGGCGCTCCTGCGCTTGGGTTCGCAGACGGTGGCGTAACATCATCACGTCGCCCTTATATGGTTGGCGAACGCGGGCCGGAAATGTTTGTGCCGAATATGACAGGCCGGGTTGTACCTAACAATGCGCTTGGCGGCGGTGAGGTTACGGTCAACGTAATTAACAATACCGGAGCGCAGACCCGCACCGAGGAGACGCAGGGACCGAATGGCGCAAAGAGCATCGACATCATCATCGATGAATCAGTTGCGCGCAGTATCGGATCACCGGGTAGTCGCACAACGCGGGCGCTGCGTAATTCATTCTCTGGCTTAAATCCGCAACTTGCTGGGAGATAACTGATGGCAAGCTGGCCCGGTACATTACCGCAAACCGTTCTCGCAACGGCTGTTCGCACAAGGCAATCCGGTCGCGTTCGATCCAGTATGGATTCGGGACCGGCGAAGCAGCGGCAGCGATTTAGTGCGACAACGAAGAACTATGACGCCGAGATTATCGTTACTGGCGCACAATTAACGACGTTTAACACGTTCTATGAAACGACGCTCGGCAACGGCACCGATTCATTTACATGGACAGACCCGTTCAGCGGTGCATCAGAGACGTTGCGGTTTCGCGATGAGCCGGAGGAGACGCTGTTAAAACCGGACGGTACGGCAAATGATCGCCTTTTCTCGATAACGCTGCCGCTTGAAGTCCTGCCCTGATGCCTGTTTCCAGCACATTTACAAGCAGTGCATTCGCGCAAGATGCGACGGATGTATGGATGGTATTGCTGACGATTGAGCATTCCGATCTGACGCAACCGATCAGGGTCGTTAATAATACCGAGAACGTGACATCGAACAGCGAATTGTTCGTTGCTTTTCCATTCGACATCACGCTGCCCGATAACCGTGATGGCTCGCCACCAACTGCAAAGTTGGCAATCGATAACGTGTCACGCGAAATTGGTGAGGCCATTCGCTCCATAAGCAGCCCCGCTTCGGTGAAAATACAGATTGTGCGCTATGCCGCGCTTGATACTGTCGAAATCGAATGGCCTTATTTTACGCTGCGAAACGTAAAATGGGATATGCTGAAAGTCAGCGGCGATTTATCTTTCGAGGATTTCGTCACAGAACCATATCCAGCAGGTAAGTTCGTTCCGTCGCAATTCCCCGGATTGTTCTAAATGGCAATCGATATCGACAACTTCATATTGAAGGCGGTCGGCGTGCCATTTGTCGAACATGGGCGCGACTATGACGGTTGGGATTGCTGGGGGCTGTGCATACGAGCCTACAAGGACGTTCTGGGTGTCAATTTGCCGGATTTCATCTATACTGACACGGCAGCTTATAAGGCGCTCAAATCTAATTTCGAGACGCGTTCGGGCGGATTTTGGCAAAGTGCTGCACCCGGCGATATGTCGGTCGCTTGTATTTTTCGGCGCGGACTTGTTATCCATGCCGGGTTATCTATCGGGCGCAAAATCTTGCACGTCGAAAAGGGCATCGCGACTTGCCTAGAACCGGCGAAAAAGATGAGGATTGAAGGCTATTATGAACCAACTAGTCACGCAGCCGCATCCGTTTAAGGAAGAACGCGCTTATTCAGTAGCACCGCAGGGCGCGACCATTGAGGATATAGTCGAGCAGGAAATACTCGATCCTGTACTGCGAGCGCATACGCACGTCAGCATCGAAGATGTCTACATCCCGCGTGATAACTGGAAATCTGTTCGCCCAAATCCCGGCTGCACTGTATATCTGAAAGTATATCCGCAGGGTGGCGGTGGCGGTGGCGGTGGTGGCAAGAACCCGCTTCGCACCATTTTGACTATCGGCGTCGTCGTGGCATCTTTCGCATTTGCAGCACCGCTCGCGGCAGGATTGGGATTGCCCGCAACTACTACACTCGCAGGCTTTACAATCACCGGATCGCAAATCGCTGGTGCGATCATATCGGTGGCTGGCACACTTTTGGTCAATGTTATCGCTCCGATACGTCCCCCGCAGATTGCGAACCTGTCTTCGACGCAAGTTCTACAGGACAGCCCGACGCTATTTATCGAGGGCGCACGAAATAATGCGCGGCAGTTCGAGTCTATCCCGTCGGTACTTGGCACATATCGGCATACACCGCCGCTGGGTGCGCTATCTTTTACTGAGGTTATCGGCGGCGATAACTACTTGAGAATGCTCTTGGTGTGGGGATATGGCCCGCTAAAGGTAGAAAATATACGCATAGGCGAGACGCCGATAACTGATTTCGAAGGTGTGCAGATTGAGACACGCGAAGGCAGGGCGGGCGATGCAGCGGTGACGCTATTTCCCGATTCGGTTGAACAAGATTCACTGTCGATTTCTTACACAGAAGCGACGTCGTTCACGCGCTCTGCTCCGACCGGAGCCGATGAGTTATCGGTTGATATTACATTTCCGCAGGGCATCTTTTTCATTACGGACAGCGGATCGCGCACTAGCAGCAGCGTCAGCTTCAAAATAGAATTCCGCGAAGTCGGCAGCGCAACAT